TCCGGTAGCTCCGCGCAAATCTGCTGTGCTAAATCCGAGTCCGTCGTTTGACGTAAATGTTACAACCCCAGTTGACGGGGCATAACTTCCACCGGTAAATCCATCACCAGTTGGTCCAGTTGGTCCAGTCGGTCCTGCCGGTCCAACAGGGCCTGTGGGTCCGGTAGGGCCTGTAGGCCCCGTAGGACCTGTTGCTCCATCTGAACCGTCTGCGCCTGCAGGGCCAGTAGGACCTGTGGGGCCAGTGGGACCCGGAGGCCCAGTAGGACCTGTGGGACCCGTGGAGCCCGTATCGCCTTTGTCACCAGTGCGAGCGAATGTAATGATGATGTCCTCGCCATTTGAAAATGATGAGGCGGAACCGCTTACATATGCTGAAGAAACAGCAAAGTAGCCAGTGTTTTCAGTAATTGAAGAAATGGTGAAGAGGGCAAAATCATCAGCGTTAAGACGATTACTAATGCGGTAATGGCCTTTTATTGTACTTGTGCTGTCATCAATTGTCCGCAAAAAAGACTGAATATCAGTTGCGTTGTCGTCTGTGTCATCGATGTACATTGCCGTAGCAGATGACACGGTTGCGTTGTTAAGGCGTAATTTCCCAGCGCCGGGGTCACTGTTGGTTGTTGTTGTGCTAAATGTGTAATCAAAGGTAGCCCCGCCAAAGTTTCCATCCGGACCCGTTGGACCTGTCGGACCTGCTGAGCCTGTCGGACCTGTCGGACCTGTCGAACCTGTCGGTCCTGTGGGTCCCGTAGGACCTGTTGCTCCATCTGAACCGTCTGCGCCCGGAGGGCCAGTAGGGCCTGCCGGTCCAGTAGGGCCCGCTGGTCCTGTAGGGCCCGTAGGGCCTGTTGCACCCCTTAAATCTCCCGTCGAAAACCCTAACCCGTCATTAGAAGTGAATGTAACAACGCCAGTATTATTGCCGTAGCTTCCGCCTGTAAATCCATCACCAGTTGGTCCAGTCGGTCCTGCCGGTCCTGTAGAGCCCGCTGGTCCTGTAGGGCCCGCTGGTCCTGTAGGGCCTGTCGGACCTGTTGCTCCATCTGAGCCGTCAGCGCCGCTAGGTCCTGTAGGGCCCGCTGGTCCGGTTGGCCCTGTAGCCCCGGCATCACCCGTTGGTCCTGCGGGACCCGTTGGCCCAACTAAAGCGGCATTACTAATCGTAGCTTTCTTAACAGTGCTGTCAGTACCATCTAGCACTAGCACAGTGTCTGAGCTTGCTACCTGACCAGAGGTAAGCTCTGTTGCATCAGTGAACGTGTGAGTGAAGATGCCCTTGGAGGACGGCATTGTACAAAACACACTCTTAGTGCCGGAGCCGAAGTTAACCTTATTGCCACTGTTGGAGGACTCTAGGACTGTATCACGAGCAAGAGTATCGGGGGACGCATCATTAACTGTACCGATGCCAACTTCAAAGTCGCCGGTATTCCCGTCCACGATTGCGTAGTAAGTAGTATTTGAATTTCCTATACCCGCAACAAACGTCTGGAACCCAGTTTCTGCACCTGCAAGATTAACTGTGCCAGTCCCTGTTGTTGTCGTGGATTCTTTTACACGATCAGCAACTACAAGAGCCATTCATTAAGCCTCAGATATAGAAATAGAGTCAGCAGTAAAACGTAGCGTATCACCAGCGGCAATTGTTTTAGCAGTAGTCAACGCGCCGTGGTATAGTAAATTACCAGAGGTTGATGCATCCCAAATACCGAAGTGCGTGACTTGTGTCCAAGAACTTCCGCTAGAGTTTGTGAATTCTTTTGCCGAAGTAGGTCCTGTTGCAGTCCCACTAGAGGCGGCGTTAAAATCAACAGCGATTCTGGCATAGCCTGTACCAGATGTACTTAATTCTGCACCACTACCCGCATCTGTGGGATCAGCAGTGTGTAACGCTAAGTACTGATTAGTTGGCTGTGTAAAAGCGGTCGTGCCCAGTGCGTGGTCGAGAATTTTATTCTCTAGGTAATTGGACTTTGACATGTAATTCTCCTGTTATATTCCGGGGGTATATATCTCTTCAACTGAGATTGTTACGTGAAAATCTCCACCTGTTTCCTTAAAACAATGCAGAGCATCTCCGGGATCAAGATAAAGAGCCGACCCCCCGGACAAAACGTCATGCTCCCGATTTGCAGTTACGGAGTGTTCATCTAGTAAAAGATGATCCGAACTTGCAGATGAATCGTTAAAGTTTATGCTTATCTTTTTATTATTTGCTGATCCGCTAGAGATGTGCAAAAACACTACTCTAGCAGTAAAATTAGTAGGGCACTGATACAGTAGTCCCGTATTGCTTGATTTCGCATCCGTTAAATTTTCGTCTGCAACTTCAAGACCTTGCGTAACGTATTTTAGTGTGCTCAAATCCACTCACCTGATGACATTGCTTGAGCCAAACGCTCGGCGCGTTGTCCTACCTGAGATGCCCACCGGGAGTCCATCATCTGCCGTGCGGCTTCATGGTAGTCCCCATCTTCAATCGCAGACCACATGTTTTGAAACTTCATAAGAATTGGAAGTCCTAGATTGAAGCCCATGTCAACAAGCACACGCTGACGAACAGAATCAAGTCCAGCAACCACGGGTTGTCTCGTAAGAAGTTCATCTTCTACAATTTTTATGTCGTTCTTGAGCAAGTACCGGGCTTCATCTTCTGTGATGCCCCGGTCTTGAATGTTACGGCCCACGCCAATAGTCAGCTTATCTGCTGTACAGTGGTATGGCTTTAGCTCTAAACCCTCGTGATCAATCAGTTGATCTTCAAGAGCAGTAACGTCGTACTTCATCATACTAGCACTTCCACCTACGACGAGCGGCCTTACCGCGTTCGCCTGTCCATCCCTTCGATCTAGCGCAAAAACTCTTGCGTCTCTTTGCCGCTTTACTTCCGGGCTTTACTTTACCAGTTACAGGAGCTTTAAGATTTGATCCCGTAGCTCTATTATACTTTGCGCGACCTTTAGCTGTCAAACCTCCGCCTTCTTTTACGGAGCGTTTTTCACCTCGTCCCACAGATAAATTTACATTCTTTTTTGTGCGACCACCACGAGCCATTTCCCAACGTTCAGTGTACTTATTTTTTTCGTCCACTTGATCTTACCCTTGCTTTTTTGGTGTTTGCAACAAATTGCTTACCTTTTGCTCCGCCTGCTTTCTTTTTACGTGCAGTTGCGGCGCGGTCTTTTTGACTTAAACTTTGAGCCTTACTTCGTGGTAAACAGCGGTCAGGGTTCTTTTTGTTTTTGGATGTACCACACTTACCTTTAATTTTTCCATCGGTGCCGATACGTACCCAATCTTGTTTGACCCACTTTTTAAGTTCACCCATTACTTCTTGCCTTTAGACTTCTTTGCATAGTTGGGATCTTTACAGTATTTTGATGCGGCAAGATTAGCATACGCACTCGGGTATTTATCAAAGGTACGTTTTGCCCATGCAATACCCGCCGGACATATCTTGTTACCTTTCTTTTTAGCTTTGCCGCCCTTTGCCATGTTAGCACGGGCTGTTGCAAACCTTTCTGTGTATCCCATTGGTTTCATGTAGGTATACCCCCGGAGGGCCTGTCTTGAGTTTAAAGGATAAAATAAAAAGAGTCAAGGGGCCCGAAGGCCCCTGACATATTTAGGCAAATGTTGCCGCAGTCTCAGCAGTGCCGAGTTCCGCGATAACAGCGAACACACGGACTTTACCGTCGAAAGTTGCTGTGTTAGCAATCAAATCGATGGTGTCAGCCGCTGTGTACAGCTTCATTGTGCCTGCCGCAACGTTGATCTCATGTCCAGTAGCTGAACCTGAGAGAGCCGCGACGTACAGATCATCGTCATCATCATCACCGAGATCAAGAACTGGTGAACCAGTTGATGCCGCTGTGATAACTTCAACGCCTGCCGCTAATACGAGTGTGTTAGCTTTCATCTCAATTACTTCGACTGAGTCGGCAGTAGTTAAGTTGGTTGAAGAGAAGTCTAAAACGACTTCGACGATTTGAGGTTTAATGCCGAGGGGGACGCCCGCAACGGCACCAGTAACAGTATATGTAGCCATTGTTTAGTCTCCTTATGCGGCAGTTGCAACAACACCCTGTACGAGAGCTTCTGGACGTAGGACCTTACGGCCAAATACGTGCAAGCCACGAACGATGTCGCTGAATGTTTCAGTTGAACGGACAACCTCTGTCTTAGCGATGTGCGATGCAGTCGCTGTAGAAGACATGTGACCAGCAAGAATTACGAAATCATTCGTAGTATCCTGTGAGGTTACAGTTACAACATCTGTACCAGAGTTGTTAAGCGCGGTTGACTTGTAGCAGTTAAAGCCAGCAATGTTACCTTGCATAACAAGACCGTTACGTAGTGGTGAAGTTGCGTCGCCAGTTACCTGTACTTCTGCAAACTTAGCACCGGCACCAAACAATGCTTCGTAGAAAGCAGGAGGTGCAACGAACCAGCGGTTCTCTTCTGGAATAGATTGATCATCCAGATCACGTGCCATAGCAAGCATCGCATTAACAGCACTGTCACCTTTAGTAGCCGCAGTATAGATGTTAATTGGGGATGCCGCTGTACCGTATGATGTGCTAGTATTACCAGCACCATCGGCCATTGCTTGAAGAACGCTAGCATCATACTTACGCTTCAAAGAGAACGCACCAGAAGATGTAGCCAACGCCTCAAAATTGACGTGTGACTGACGCTCTTCGATGTCGTCAATCTTGAACGCGAAAGCATTCGCTTGGTCAACAACCATTGTGATCTGATCGTCAGCGAGGTCTTGTGGGTTGACCACAGCACCGCGTGAGTAAGAAGATACAGTGATTGTAGGTTCTTTGATGATACGAACTGTGTCGCCGTAGTTTTCGATTTCACCAGCGTAGTCGGTGTTGGTGATATCTTCGGCTACCGACGCACGACGGAAAAACTTCAGGACTTTCTGAGAAAAAATCTCAGGAGTAAAGTTCCCTGAAGGCAGGTTGTTATGACCTGATGCGCTATTAAAAGCCATGTTATTACCCTTCCTTATGAGATAGTTAGGTTATTAAGTTGTATAGTCTATTCGGCCTTCAGCACGTGCGGCATCGAGTTCAGCTTCAAGCTTCTCGAATTGCCACGGCTTCATTTTACCGATTTCAGATGCTTTCCAGATTTTTTTGTCAGGAGAAGCTTCTTTAACCACGTCTTTTGCTGTGGCCTTGCTTACGGCTAGGGCCGCATCAGCATCGCTCTTCTTTTGACGTTTTTTTACAATACCTGTATCGGCTTTGTATAAGTCGAGGACTCTACTTGCCCATCTAACATCAGAATTATTTTTGTATATGCCGTCGGCTATACTATCAGGCTGTTC